TGGCGCAAGGTAACTATACGCCCTATACATTGATAACAGAGTTGACGAATGAATTGACACAAGCCTGTCAGTATCCACCCGTAGGACATGTCGCATCTGCCTTCACACCTACCTTCAATTTTTCTTATACACCTTCCACGGGTTACATCACATTTCTTCTAACAGCTCCCGTTACATCCTCCATCTATCTCAACTTTAACAATAGTCCTAATGTGAACACAGGTGGATTCTTTGGTATCAATACCGTAATACCTACCCAAGTGCAAATGTTGCCCTTTCAGCCCGTCACAAGTACCCAGCCATGTGTCCTCAACCCTATCAACTATCTTCTTGTGCGGTCAAGTCTCAAGCAGTTCCGTAACCGTGAGTTTATCGTCTTACGTGATGATGTGTCAGACATTCTTTATAAGGTACCCATTACTACATCACAATCTACGTGGATCAATTACTTTCAAATGAGTGAGCCTATCTACATCATTGATAATACGATTCAGTCCATTAACTTCTACCTCACGAATAATCTATCGTATACACCTATGAACTTACAGTTAATTCCATGGGCCTTCTCATTCACCATCCGTGAAGTACTAAGACCTGACTATGAGTCTCTTAATACGTTTATCAGCCTTATTCCACCCTTGGAGCATAACGATGAGGAAGTGAAGCAGTTGTTAGAGGAGAAGCAAAAGCTAATGGACAAACTGGCACTTTATAAGAGGAAATTAAATGTCATGCCATTAAGTAAAGATGAGCGTACTGACGAAGGCGTTGGCTCCGTTTGATAATCAAATATGTAAGGAGAATACGCCACTACCATTAAAGTCGTGTAACTACGGTATATTCGGCCGCAGGGGTTGTGGTAAAACAAACCTTCTTCTCAACTTGATATCAAAGAAGGAATCTCCTTGGCATAAACACTTCAATATGATATTCTTTATTTCGCCGACGGCCAAGAATGACCCTAAGGTAAGTGACTTATTAGAGGACATAGGTGACCAGTACTATGACACGTTATCGCCCGTAGTATTACAAAGTATCATTGATAAGATTGACCATCATAAGGAAAAGTGGGAGCGGAAGAAGAAGCGAGGGGAGCCTGCCTACTGTATCATATACGATGACTGTATCCACCTTTTAAAAGCCAAGCAAAATCAAATTATCAATGAATTGGCTACACAGAACCGTCATAGGAAGATAACGAACATTTACTTACTGCAAAAATGGAATACCTATCTACCAACACTCATACGGTCGAATCTCGATCTTATCTCCATTTTCCGCAGTGATAATAAAAAGGAAATTAACTCATTCTTTGAGGAGATGAACATGGACGAGACTAAGATACGTGCCTTATACGAATATGCTACGAAAGAGGAATACTCCTTCCTGCATATTAACGTATACCGTAACCCAGTAAAGTTCTACCGCAAGTTTGATGAAATTAAATATGTAGAGTAGTAGAAATGCTAGCTGTCCATTATCAGCATCCTGATTACAATCCCTTCTATAACATGGAAGAGGGCCTAAAGAAAGGTGGAAGGAAGAAGCACCATCGTAAGCCGAAGAAGGACGGTGTCCATGTAAATGTACATGTGAGTAACAAGCTAAATGTTGGCCGTACGCTAAGAGACGGTGGTAAGCAACGGCAATATTCAGATCAAAACCATGTTATACGTTACATGGCTCCTAACCGTCGCATGGCGAATAGGCCACGTGTCCTAAGCTATAACTCATACGCAGTCCCACCAACTCAGATCACGGACTTCCGCCGTCCAGCGGAACATGGTCATGTCGCAGAAAAAAAGGGACCATGGGAGAAAGACTGGGGCGAACAGAAATCAGAACTTAATCGCTCCCATGTTACACCTTACACGTTAGCAAAAGAGGGCAATTCACGGACTCCTTATTCTACCCTCGATGTCCCTAATGGACGCACCGTGCCTATTTTTACAGCCAATGAGAACCCTGCAGGTATTGCACCAGTATCTACCCTTGCACAACGTGTGACTGCTTCAGGTCTAGGAGTTCGTGGTGGAGTCTTCTATGAACAACCTGAACAACTAAAGCCTGAGCAATATGGCAATGAAGATCCGAAAGAGAATTATGCGAATGCATCCGTGTCATATTTTAAGCCTCGTGGTCGTGATAACATTCCGTCTCCTGCAGATAGACAGTTTACAGGTGCAGATCCCGTGGACTACTTCCCCCTACGGGGACAAAGCGCCGTGCCTCGTGAAGAAGAGCAACAGCGATCCGCATTTCGTGTTGTGCATCCTGTGGAGCCATTACCTTATTCATATTCACGTCAGGGTACTCCTGCACTATCTACTGACAGTCCTCCAGGTGAGCCTGATATGGGATTTGCATTTAAAGGTCTTCATGGATCACCGCTACCTAAAGCGGCTTCACCATCGCCACCTAAAGCGGCTGCGGCAGCAGTATCAAGAAAGCCATTACTACCAGAGCATCTATGGCCGAAAGGTGTGAAACTTTGTTATGATAAACGAGGTCGCAAAGTTACCATTTGTGACCCGCAGTCAAAAGCTCATTATGAAAAGCTTAATGAAGAACTTAAAGCGCTAGAGAAGGAACACGGGTACAAGCGTGGTGGCAGGGTACATGCCCACAGTGTCTTCCATTAAAATATTTACTGTAATAAATGGCTGACATACCACTACCTGCAGTTATCCAGGGTCCTCCTGCTGCTGCCGCTGTGCCTGCGCCTGCCCCACCTGTTGCTGTAAATGGGAAGCAATATATTCTATGCATTACTAAAGACCTGCTAGATGCTGACCTTGCTCTACTCAAAGCTTTCAACGTTGTACAGTACGATGATGCTGTTCATAAGAATATTCCTATCCGCAGTTATCCTTTTGATATCCTGGTGCTAGACCTACGATGCAAGGGAGACCGTTACACGTATATGAAAGAGGTAGAACCCAATCGTGCCTTATACAACGTAGTCATCTTCTGTTACAACTTTGAGAATCAGGAGGCGACCGAGATCATCCCTGATGCGGATAATATTCTTAACAAGCTCCCTGAGCCTCAGGCAGTACCGCAGACCTTTCTTGATATGTTATTAGTAAAACGTATTAAGAAACCGAGATGGTACTTTGCCTTGTTCCGTTGTATCGCCAATGGATACTCTAAGATAAAAAATTGATGGCCCCGTGTCAATGTGCAGTAGATTGTTATACTACAGTTCACACGGGGATGTCCATGTCTTAATTTATTTTTTAATGTATTCCAGGGCAACAGGAAGCGAATGACCCATCGCCTCCGCAGTAGCCTTCATGTCTTTTAAGGCTGGAATGTCCTTGTACTTATCTGATAAGTAGATATGACGTAGTAGAGAAGTTGATAGAGGCTTATGAAAGAAGGAGTGCATTAAGTGGGTGAGCTGAGTAGGTGTAATGTGATTCTTCTGTTTGGTGTTCATTAGTAAATACTCATGAGGGTTCAATGCGATCCATTGCTTCATGATTGTTGCCAGCTTCTTAGGGATGACTTCGGTCTGTGTCCCATACTTCTTAGAAGTCTTGTATGTGTTAAATACGAATGACGACACTTTCTTATCGGTCTTCATAAAGTTATCATTCGTAGCATCTACGTTACGGATCTTGAATGCGGTATAGTCGAGGCTGCGTCTAGGAGGAATCAGCAGTAGGCACGATAGTAATACATACAGTTGTACATGGCAGAATTGAACAGATGATAAGGAATCCTTCTTAAGTAAGGGCTGTACTTCTTTCTCGAGTTCATTGTACTTCCGCATAATTTCATCCATGGTCATCATGCCTTCTTTCTGACGGTCACTAAGTTGTTGCTCATCAATCTCTTTCTTGGATACTGCGATGTCGCTGTTCATTAGCTTCCGTAGTGCTTCTACGGCTTTCTCTTTATCCTTTGAATCATCGTTGTCAATGAATACGATGAGACATGCGAGGCGAGTCTTACGAGTCTTAGGGTCAACGGATTCCAGGTGCTTGATAATGTCAGCATAATGTTTAATGACATCGGATGGATGCTTGAGTTCAATCTTAAGTTGCTTGGCAACATTGTTAAGGATGGATGTATAGGTACGGATGGATCCCTCGGATAAGTCAGGACGGTTCGCTTTAAAGATTTCTTTGACCATGTTCTACTAGGCTCGTAGTTTATTTATAAACTATATTTGATGTTACACTATAAACCATAGAATGAACAGTTTATATATATGGTTTAACCTATGAAGTGCTAAATATTCTGGTTTAAACCCCCAACCATAGCTTAAAGAGACTATAAAAAATTTTTTATAGTCTCTTTAAGCTATGGTTGGGGGTTTAAACCAGAATATTAACCAGGATATTGTTATGTTTATCATATAAACCATACATAAACCATACGGCTTGGGGCGCTTTAATTATTTTCTTTACAATAGGTAAAGAAATGCCATATAAGATTGTAAGGATTCGTCCTTATCATAATATCTTCAAGGTCGTAAATAAGGACACAGGGGAAGTACATAGCAGGCATACCTCGTTACTAAAAGCGAAAGCCCAAGTTCGGTTATTGTTGCGTAGCATCCGTGTATTGTAAAATAATATTTACAGTACATAGAAGATGACGGAATATGTACAGCCATCAGACGATGACCTTCATGCATTGATGCACAAGTTTTTTAGAAACCAACCGCAAACCATCTGTACCATTCGGCGACAAGATGATACGGAAACCAAAAGTAAAAATGATTTAGAAGATCATGAACTGTCAACGAGCGGTTTATCTATCAAACCATCTATGGACGGTTTATCTAATGATGTCCATGAAGCCCATGAACCTTTAAGTGATGCCCATGATGTCCATGATGCCCATGGACCCGAGGGTGATGCCCATGATGTCCAGGATGATGTCCATGATGCAGTTGAACATACGATTGTTCATGTTCCCCAGGACATAGTCCCACATCCATATGATGCATTCCTCCCCGTGCATGTACGGGCATGTCCAGACGATCCAAGTTTGAATACGGTAGTGATGCCACCGCAGGATGCTTCAGACCACCATGAGCCATCCCCTCTTCCTCTGCAGCGTGGTGTTTCCTTTTATGAGCCCTCTTCTTGTGATGTGCTTTAGGTACTACACGATCCGAGGGGCAAGGGACTTCCACGACATGACCATGGTGCTTGCGTCCACCACGTTTCAGGCTGGACTCTGCTTCGGTAGAAGCTTCCTCAACAGGCTTAGACATGACGTTGCCAACTTTCTCATCTTTGGCTTCCTTGATCATAGCTACAGTAAGGCCAGCCTTTTTAGCTTCTTCAGGGAACTTCTTGATGGCAGCAATGAGCTGAGCAGGAGTATTAATAACTTGGGTCTTAATACCTTCTTCATGCAGTTTGTCCATGACTACCCCACCGTCTGCGTAACGATGGACCTTACCACCGTGTTTGTACTTGCTATTAAGCCAGTCCGCAATGGGAGTCCCAATCACTGGGACTTTACCTAAGATAAAACTGGTACCAGTCTTCGCCACCCATTTAAGGGCGGAGGTCGCTGCATTTTTAACAAAGTTACTTACAGCGGAACCCATGTATATCTATTAGACGAATAATATTTTTCAAATAGATATATGTATAATGACTGTATGAACCGTATGAGTTTACTACCGAACCAGTTCAATTGAACCTGTGGAATCAATCAACATTTGGAAGGCTGATAAAATTATGAAGTAGAACGTGGACGAAACACCAACGACCGTGTTCGTAGTACCAGCAAGGCCAAGCTGGATGTTCATGATAGAACAAGGCGAACCTTGAAAACTTAAACCCTCATTTACTCGCTGTGCGCTAGCACCAG